TAGTGAACACTAACCTAGCAAGTTGGTGGACCCTATCGGCCGGCCCGCACCCCATTTATACTCAACGACGACGACACACGGAACCCTAACCCATGAATCCAAGATCCACAACCCACGTAGCCAAGACCGCATCCAAACCCCAACCCAAAGCCCCGGGGACTTACACACCCAAGGTGAAGCTCAACTCCCGGAACCCGGAGGCCATCCGGGCCACCGCACTAGCGGAGAAGTTGGCCAGGGAGTCCGGCATTGGAATCCCACCCCTGCTCTCCTCCAAGCGTTGGAAGGAAATATGGTATGGGGTAATTGAAACCAAGCCTCTCTCCGATTGGCAACGCTGCGACATCCCTCTCATCCACGCGTACATCGGGGCGGTGCTTGACGTCCGGGACATCGAGAAGGCGGTGGGCAAGCTGGGTATCCTCCCAGAGACGGATGCGGACCAGGCCCGGGTCAATCGGCTCCTCACCATGATGACCAAGCGGCTGAACCACATGGCTACGCTCCACACCAAGTTGGGGCTACGCCAAGACCGTATGCTCCCATCGTCGGTGACGGGGTACAAGGGCCAGGAGAATCGGCACGCCAAGGCCCAAGCCCTTTTGGACGATGCCGAAGGGGATGACCTTATCAAGGGGATGTCATGAGCCCAAGCCAACAGATGCAGCTGAAAATCCTGCGCGCCAAGCTCAACATCGCGGAGCGGTCCCTGCGCCTCATCACTCACGCGTCCACTTTGGTTTGGGCTCAAGCAGAGGCGGTTGAGACGTTGAAAATCCTCGAGCAGAAGCCCAACAAAGCCCAGAAGGAGGCGTTGGGATGAGAGCCTCCACCCCGGCGCCCCTTCCCAAGGCGCAACGGGCCTTCCGGGCGAAGGCTCCCGGGGCCCGGCCAACGGACGCCCCGGCTGCGATCGCAACAGCCCGGGCGAACCGGGTCTGCGACTTCATTGAGAAGTTCGTCATCGTGGCTGAGGGCGTTTTGGTGGGGAAGCCCATGAAGCTGCTCCCAGAGCAACGGGCCTTCATCCAGGATGTTTATGGGAACCTCCAAACAGATGGGCGCCTCTTGACCCGGCGTGGAATCCTCTCCGTGGCCCGCAAGAATGGGAAGACAGGGTTGGTGTCGTCTCTCGTGCTCGCCCATCTTGTCGGCCCAGAGGCGAAACCCAACAGCCAAATCTACTCTGCCGCCAGGAGCCGGGACCAAGCAGCGTTGGTGTACGGTTATGCCCTCAAGAGCATCAACATGTCTCCAAAACTCTCTGGGCTAGTGAAGCCCTCCCCAAGCCATAAGGGGCTCACAGGGCTCCCCTGCAACGTCCAGTACCGGGCGTTGTCGGCGGAGGCCACCACGGCGCACGGACTCTCCCCGGCGTTGACTATCCATGATGAGTTGGGGCAAGTCATTGGGCCCAGCGATGCCCTCTATGATGCCCTGGAGACGGCCGGTGGGGCACAAGAGGAGCCGTTGAGCCTCATCATCTCAACGCAAGCCCCAACAGATCAGGACCTTCTCAGTATCATCATTGACGACGCCTTGCGGGCCGGGGACCCCCGGACGGTTTGTCACTTGTACGAGGCCCCACGAGATACCAAGGACATCTTTGATCCCAAGGTCTGGGCCCGGGCCAACTTCGCCCTGGGCAAGTTCCGTTCCCTGGAGGAGTTCCGGGAGGCGGCAGAACGGGCCAAGCGTCTCCCATCGTTTGAATCGACGTTCCGCAACCTCTATCTCAACATGCGTATCGCCCGGGATACCCTGTTCATCTCACCAGAGGTTTGGAAGGATTGCGGAGAGGCGCCGGATGAGAGGGTGTTTATGGAGCGGCCAGTCTACGTTGGGTTGGACCTCTCCGCCCGGACGGACTTGACGGTGGCGGTGTTTGCGGCGGAGGATGAGAACCAAGTGATCCACCTCAAGGTGGTAGCCTTCACGCCTTCCGAAGGGTTGGAGGAGCGGGCCAAGGTGGACCGGGTGCCGTACCCTCTCTGGGTATCCCAAGGCTACCTCCATACAATCCCCGGCCGGGTCATTGACTATCGGGCGGCAGCGGAACACCTCCGGGAAATCTCTGACGGGATGAACATTGTCCAAGTAGATTTTGACCGTTGGCGTATTGACCTGTTCCACAAGGAGGCGGAGGAGGTGGGCTTTGGGAGTGGGGCGGTATGGGTGCCGGTGGGGCAGGGCTTCAAGGATATGAGCCCCCGGCTTGAGGGTTTTGAACAGCGGCTCCTTGAGCGGAGCCTACGGCACGGGCTTCACCCGGTCCTCAACATGGCGGCCTCCGGGGCGGTGGCGGTCCGGGACGCTGCTGGGAATCGAAAACTTGAGAAGTCCAAGTCATCGGCCCGGATTGATGCACTGGTTGCGGCAGTGATGGCCGTTGGGGCTTTTGACCAACCGGAGGATTCAAACCCGCATGTGGGAGGTGAGTCCATCTTTTTCTTGGGTTGACAAAAAGGGCTTGCGGCGAAAATGAAAAACACTATACTCACGGCAGCTGAGCGCAATCGTCCAGGGCAGCGGGAGCGGGAGAAGGATCCACCTCCCAAGACAAAGCCACCCAAGACGTAGCGTTGTGATACAAGATGGGCGACGGTGAGGCCTTCCCAGGCCTGTAAATCCGGCCCTGGCGAACCGTCGTCAGAGGAGAAGTGCCCATGAAGCCCCAGTTCAAAGCGGCTCAAGTTGAGGTCACCGATGAGGGTGAGCGTGAGATCACCATTGTCGCCTCCGATGAGTCTGTGGACCGTTATGGCGACATCATCCGGGTGAGTGGTTGGGACTTGTCCAACTACGCCAAGAACCCGGTGTTGCTGTTCGGCCATAACTCCTCGCAGCCCCCCATTGGCAACGCCAAGGTCTACAAGGAGGGCAAGAAGCTGATGGCCAAAGCGAAGTTCCTGCCTGAAGGGGTCTGGGACTTCGCGGATACCGTCTGGCGCATCGTAAAGGCGGGTGCCCTCCGGGCCTCCTCCGTGGGCTTCATGCCTACCGTTGAACCCAATGTGATCCGGGATGAGAAGAATGACCGGGTCACCGGTTATGAGTACGTGGGGCAAGAACTTCTGGAACTGTCCATTGTTCCCGTCCCGGCGAACCCCCAAGCCCTCGCCATAAGCAGGTCCCTCAACCTTTCCTCAGAGGCCATCAAGCGTGTGTTTCAGGAGCCCATAGGCGCGTCAGCCTTCCTGCTCCAGAGGCGCCGTGAGATTGACCTCCTCCGGCTGCGCGTCCGCAGCGACTGAAGCACCTCCCATAACCTCCCCATACAGGAGAACCAAATGAATATTGTGAAACAACTGGAGGCGCTCAACGCGAAGCGGAAAGCCCTCATTGCTTCGTTGGAGACGCTGACCACCACGTGCGAGGAGGAGTCCCGCACTTTCACCCAAGATGAACAGGTCAACTTCGATTCCCACAGCACCGAAGTCAAGGCCATCGATGAGCAGATCACCCGCATGAACGCCATGCTGAAGATGGCGGGCGAGACGGCCGCACCGGTCACCGCCTCTGCGGTCCCGGGCGAACCGGGCGTGGGGACCTCGATGCCGCGCATCGACATGAAGCCCCGGGAGAAGGGGACCGTGTTCACCCGGTACGTGATGGCGCTGGCGGCATCCAAGGGTGACCTGATGCAGGCGGTGGAGATGTCGAAGCGTTGGCGCGACAGCACGCCGGAAGTGGAGACCATCCTGCGTGGCGCGGTGGTAGCGGGTACGACAACGGATGCCGACTGGGCGCTGGAACTGGCCCCGTACACCACGGCCGCTGCGGAGTTCATCGAATTGCTGCGCCCGGAGACGCTGATTGGCCGCATGACAGGCTTCCGCAAGGTCCCGTTCATGACGCGTATCCCGAAGCAGACCAGTGGCGCCACGGCCGGCTGGGTTGGCGAGGGTCTGCCGAAGCCCATGAGTGAGATGGTGTTCGACGCCATCACGATTCCCCACACCAAGGTGGCGGTGATCGTGGCGTTGACTGATGAGTTGGTGCGCTTCTCCAACCCGTCTGCCGAAGCCACGGTGCGTGCGGATCTCATCGCGGCCATCGCCAGCTACCTCGATGTCCAGTTCATTGACCCCTTGGTGACGGTGTCTTCGGGCGTCCGCCCGGCGTCGATCACGAATGGTGTCACGGACATCGACTCCACTGGGGCCTCCCTGGCGCAGATCACCCATGACCTCGCAGAGGCGATGGCGGCGATGGCGGCGGCGAACGTCCCCATGCGGAACCGTTACTGGCTCCTGAACCCGCGCACGGAAATCTTCCTGCGTACCATCCGCGATGGCAATGGCAACTTTGCCTTCCGCGATGAGATGAACGCTGGGCGTCTGTTCGGCGTGGCCTTCCTGTCTAGCACGGGCATCGGCATCTCCTCGCTGAACACCAACATCGTGCTCGTGGAAGCCAGTGAAATTCTGCTGGCGGACGATGGCATGGTGACCATCGATGCGAGCCGGGAAGCCTCGCTGCAGTTCACCACGAGCCCGTCATCGGGTGCGCAGTCGATGGTGAGCCTCTGGCAGTCCAACATGGTCGGCCTCCGGGCTGAGCGTTATGTCTACTGGCTGCGCCGGCGTGCTGAGGCGGTGCAGTGGATCAGTGGCGTGGCGTACTGATGCGGGCACCCCAGCCTCGCATTACCGTCCGGGCCCTGCGTGCCTTTGATCTTGAAGGTGGCAGGGTCCAGGCGGGCCAGGAAGTTGAGGTCAACGAATTGGATGCTGTGTCGTTGATCTTCAGCCGCCTTGTGGTAGCCTCGGAGCCCGGCAGGGGAAGCCCTGCTGGGTTCTACAATCGACGGGACATGCGGGTGGATGATGGCAAATCTGTGGCAAAGACTTCGCGCAACCGCAAGCCCAGGCAAGACCCTGATCGAGAAGGCAGCAGTCAACGCCACGACACTCCCTCCGGAGTTGTTGGAGACGAGTAGCGGCGGTGGCGGTTGGTTCTCGCTGTTCAGCGGGTTTGTCGCAGAATCCTTCGCTGGGGCTTGGCAGCGTAACATCGGTGCCGCCAACACCCCTTCCATTCTTGCGTTCTCAGCGGTCTATGCCTGTGTCTCCATAATCTCTGGGGACATCGCCAAGCTGCCCCTCCGCATCATGCGCGCCTTGCCGAAAGGCGGGCGGGAGCCTCATCCAAAGCACCCCCTTGATGCGGTCCTATGGACGCCAAACCACTACCAGACGCGGATTGACTTCATCCAACAGGTGATGGTTTCGACGTTGCTGGCCGGGAATGCCTACATCTACCTGGAGCGGGACGCCCGGGGCGTAGTGGCCGCGATGTACTGCTTGGATCCGAGACGGGTGACGGTGCTAGTGGCGGATAGTGGGGATGTGTTCTATCAAGTAGCCCGGGACAAGTTGGCGGGCATGGGCGCCGACAGCGGCATCATAACCTTCCCAGCCAGCGAGATAATCCACCATCGTCTGATGTGCACGGAGCACCCCCTGGTCGGGGTCACGCCCCTCTACTCTGCTGGGACAAGTGCCTCTGTGGGCGCCCGCATCCTGATGAACTCGGGGGCATTCTTTGGGAACCAATCGCGGCCCTCGGGGATACTCTCTGCCCCGGGCCGGATAGCTGTGGAGACGGCCAAGGCCCTCAAGGAGCAATGGGAACAGAACTTCAGCAAGGGTAATGTGGGACGGGTGGCGGTGATGGGCGATGGGCTCAAGTGGGAGCCCCTCGTGATGAGCGCCATAGATGCCCAACTCATAGACCAACTGCGATGGAGTGTGGAGGATGTAGCCCGGGCCTTCCGGGTCCCGGTGTTCCTTCTGGGGGACCTCTCCAAGGTGACGTATCGCAACAGCGAGCAGATGGCCCGCCACTACTACAGTGGGTGTCTCCAATACCACATCGAGGCCCTGGAAGCCCGGTTTGACAACGCCTTCCGGCTTTCCTCGGAAGTGTTCATTGAGTTTGACCTGGACCCGCTCCTGCGGACGGAGATGGATGTGCGCTTTGAGGCGCACAAGACCGCTATCCAGAGCGGGTTCAAGACCATCAACGAGGTCCGGGCCACGGAGGGGGACGCCCCGATCAAG